CGTTGTATCGTAGGGCTCCTCATCGACATCAACCAGCGTCGAAAATGTATAAAAATACTTAAACTCATCTGTTCTTCCAAGCACCAGATTATTCGACGAATCAAGAACCTTATATACATTTCCGAGTGCCGATGCGTCAACGGCATTTCCGTTTTCGTCGTACCAAGTCCCCGATATCGTCGTGACGGGTGCGCCCAGATAGTAAAAAGGCAAGTTGTCGGTCGATATCATCCCGTCGCTAAAATTTTCCTTCCAGCTCGTAGAAACTTGATTATATTTTGCATTGCTCGTTGAATGGCGGTATATATGCCCCGAAGCCTTGTATCTTTTGAACTGGATATTTTTAAAATCGTATGGAAAATCATTGTTGAACTCATCGATGAGCCTATAGATAACGCCCTTTCCGTTCGAAGTGTCGGCCCATGCGAAGCGCGAAATGTCATTGTTAAGGCAATATTTCAGCTTCCACGCCTTAAGTTTTGAATCCGAGAAATATGAGTCCCCTTCGTGCATGCAGGCGCGCGCGTTCTCGTTGAGCGTGTATGTGTCGTCCGCCGTGACGATGACATCGAAGGCATGTCCCGCGCTCCTGGTGTCAGCTTGCGCCGTGGTCGTCACGAAATCGGTTATGCGGTACTGCATGCCGGGAATAAGGCCGCCGCCGTCCCTCAAGGAACGGAGCGCGCTCCATGTAATCGACAGCATCGGCGCTGCATCCGCGTCCCCGGTCGTCTTTACCCACTGCGCGCCGTCGTAACGGTAGATGCCGCCGTCCGACGAAAATATGACGATATCCCCGACCGAAGCGGCTGTAGGCAACGCATCGACTGTCGGGGTTTTTTCGTTGACTTTTTCCGCGACTTTTTCGAGGCCGTCAAGGTCAAGATACTTCTTCATAACGCCCCCTTAAACAAAAAGATTATCAATCTCGGAATTCGTTATCGGGACAAAATCCTCGTTTTCAAACACGCACTCCCATTCGTGCGATGTGGTATTGTAAAGCCAAATAGAGCCTTTATTTCCTTCCTTCTCGTAGTATGTCTTCATCAGCTGCCATGTGTCCGACGCGGAAAGGCGCGCGAAGCCGCTTCCGGTATAGTCCGGGTCGGTCGTGTATATGACGAGCGCGGCAGGGTCGGTATCGTCCACGCTGGAAACCGTGAAGCCCGAGTCGACGAGCCTGCCGGTCTGTATGTCCATATAAAAGACGATATCACCTGCGGAAGGCGTCTCCGAAAGCGTATAGGCATTGATTGCCGAGTTATTGAAAGCGTAGAAGCTGGACGGCGGCGTGGTGTCGGCCGTGAGGACGTAAGACGAGCCCGAAAGCTCATAGAGCCCCAGGTCGTGCGGGTTGCTCGATTCCGTCAGAGTGCCCGAATACTCGCTATAAACGCCGTCGCCGGTAAGCAGGAAAGCGCGCGTATCGTCATCATCCGCCGGGAGCTCGTCGCCATACTGGAGGCAGTTCTGGATGTCGAAGATAGGGCCGAGCAGCGCCCATTTTTTGACGTCGCCGGAAATCGTACAGATAACCTCGCTATGAGCCGGCACCGGCTTTCCCGCGCCCTCAACGAAGTCCGAGGTCGTGCGGCCTTTTGAGTTGACGGCATACACCCAGCCCTCCGTCGTGTCGGCAAGTGCAGGCAGCGCAGCGACGTTCGCGACCGAGCCCTTGAACGTGAAATGCCCGATATCGTTTATAAGCTCCTTAATTTTGAGGACGAGCTCGACAAGACCGTCATAATCAAGATACTTTTTCATTTTTTATTCTCCTTCGTCTTCGAATAGCGCGTCGATTTCCGGAATCGAAATCGACAAGATGATGCCGTCCGCGCCCTGAATCCAGAGCCCCGCACGGTCGCGAATATCTCTATCTATGCCGCTCTTGAGAACCGCATAGCTCGAAATCACAGAGCCGGGCGCGATGAACTTTCCGCCCATAAGAATAATCCCGTAGCTGAAAACTTCCGTTGTCTCGAAGTACACGAGAAGCCCGGTATCGTCCGGGTTCCGTTCAATCCGGTATATGTACGGCGAATAAAACGACACGACAGAGCCGTTCAGGATTTTCAGGAAGAATTTTTTATTCTGTTCTGTGATTGTGATTTCCCCGGAATAATCAGGAATCGAAAAGCATAAAAGCTGCGTATTGTCGAGGTTTCCGGTAGTGTTGCGGTATGTACGGGGCTGTATCTCGTCGGTCTTAATCTTGACGATTTCGGCAAGCTCGGAAAGGATTTCCGATGCCGTAAGCTCGGAAACCTGCAAATTTGTGATAATGAGCTCCGTGACTTCGGCAACGTCTGCAATAATTTTTTTTATCGTCGCCTTGTCGGTGACTGAAAGCCCCTTAATCTCGGCCGCCGTAGCCGTAACGGACTCGGACTCGATGCTCTCGTTCTGGACATGGGTGAGGACGGAATCCGTAGCTGTCAGCAAGTCGATGCCCGCGCTTCCTATGGTCGCGCCGGTCGCGCCGATGTGCTGCGTGGTGATGGACTCGGAAAGCGCGGAAAGCGCGTCGGAAAGCGCGTCGGAAACGCCCTGAATATTGATGTCGGCGGCGGAAAGCTCATTCGTAAGGAGCGCAAGCTGCGCGCGGAAAGCCTCCAGGCTCTCGGAAGTCTGGGACGAGAGCGCGCCGAAGCCGTTTTCAAGCTGGATTATTTCGTCGTCGATGACCGCGATTTTTGACATTACCGAGCTCGTCCAGGATGCCGAAGCTGATGCGGATGCAGGGGCGGCGGCGCGGTTGGTCTTTGCGTTTACAAGTTTCATTGGACGATAAGCACCTCTTCTTTTATGTCAGGGTAATCATAAATTCTTTGCTTCCTTTCCGTCTCGTTCGCGCCGTGGTATATGTGCACCTCCTCGCCGCCGATGAGCTTGACGACGACATGGGTGTCCGCGTTGTCCTGCACCATCCGAAAAAGATTGATAAGATACTCATAATCAAGTCCTTTTTTTAGCAGGGCTTTTTTTCCTGCCTCGGCATCCGCCGCCGCTTTCCGCGCCTTCCGGTATGTCCGAAAAAATGCAAAGAAATCTTTTAAAAACATGTTTTTACTCTTAAAAGTAGCCCCGCAAATTGCGGGGCTGATTGTTGGCCGAGTTGTTTAAACCCACGCGCGAAAAAAACGGGTCAAGCCTTTCCCGCGCGACGCTTATATTATAACACTAGAATTCAACTCTTGCATTGACGGAAGGATTCGTCACGACGAAAGACCCGATCATCGTTGTGGAGATGAGCGATGCCGGGCCCTCATATGTGTCCTCTCCGTTGGTAACGCTGAAAACATCATCAACAAGAAGCTGATAAGGGCGGTTAGCCTGGGGTTCTTCCTGCATGTTGATATCAGGCTTTCCCGGGTTGTTGTCGATTACGCCGTCCTGAGTAACCTTATCGACGTTAGTGAACGTCCAGAATTCAATCGAGCTCGAATCGAGGATGTAGCATACACCCTTTTCAAGATACGGGTCATCGATGACATCCTCGACCCAGCTCGTAGACATCGAGAAGCCGACCTGCTCGACGCCCATAGACGCCTTCGATCTCTTTTCGCCGCCGTTCGGCTTGGTGAGGTAGGTCTTGTTCTCGATTTCGCCTGCAATGGTGACGAAATCGGCATCCGATACGACGATGATATCCGCAAGGCTTCCGGCGCGCCTGAGCTCCATGATCGCGCGCTCGATTGTCTTATAGTACGGCTCCGAGCTGCCGGAATCCCTGACAATCTTTGCGCCTGCGAGACGGTCGCGCGCGACCGAGCGGTTGACGCCGAAGAACGAATCGGCCGCAGCCACGGAAGAAGGCAGCCATCCAGCCAAGCCGACCGGAAGAAGCGGATTGCCGGAAGCATCCACACAGCCGGCAAGGCAGATGACGTCCCCGCTTGTGTATGAGTAGTCCGTGTCCGTGTTGTTCTTGATGGTGACTTTCTGGCCGTCAATTTTTGTGACCTCGTACTTCGAGACGATGCTGCTAGTGCTCTCCGGTGTCGCTTTTGTCGCCTTGATTGCGAGGCTTGAGCCGATATCGAGCACCATCACGACATGTGACGGAAGGATAACCTCGGCGGTAGAGCCGCTGACGATTGCCGTCGCCGTCGTTCCGTCCGAAAGGGTTGCCGGCATCGCGCAAAGATAACCGTAACCGTCACCATACAGAGCCATGGCAAGCGTCTTGCGCATCGATTCCTCGGACGCAAAAAGTTTTGCCTTAGCTATCGGAAGATAAGCGCCGCGCGCCGTCTTGCTTGCCTGAAGCTCAGGAACAGTAAAAGAACAGCATGAATAAATCTTTCCCGGCGATACCTGGAACTCCATAGCGCGCGCCGTGTTCTTCGCAAGGCTTTTCGCCATGAGGAAGTTCGCGGAAACCGCGCCGCCGCGTGAGTAGAGTGTCGAGAAGTTCGCCGTTTTTCCTTCGACGCGCTCCTTCCTGATTTTTTTCAAAAGCGGGCTATTGCGATAGAGAAGATTTGAAAGTCCCTCTTTCGCATAGTAGGTTTTGAGCATCTGGAGGATTCCGTCCCCCGTTCCGAAAAGTACTGGTGTTGGCATAATTTACTCCTTATCTTCTTTTGTTTGTTCTTCTTCCGTTTTCGCGCCCATTTTCGCGCGCTCAGCCTCCGCCGCCTGCTCAATCTCATCGGCTTCGGCTTTTTCAGCTTCCGGATTCGCGGTTTCTTTTTCAGGCGTTTCGACCTCGGCATTAGCCGTAATCTTCGCGCCGTCGTCCGTTTCCGTGATTTCGACTTTCGCGCCTTCCGGCAGATTGAGCTTGTCCTTGATAAGCGCGATATACTCGTCCGCCTTCTCGATGGCCTTGTCAACAAACTCGTCCGCCGTCGTGTTTTTCAGCTCCTCGTCCGACATCGCGGAGTATGAGTCGAAAACCTCCTTCGAAAAATCGTAATCAGGATTTTTCTCGGTGACCGCAAAAGTATTGTTGTACCCCCTGAGCTTCTCGCCGTATTTCGAGTCCCAGTCCCTGAAATCCTGCGAGTGCCTATACTCTTCGCACTCGCCCCGCAATGCCTCGATAGACTCCTTCAGGGCCTCTATCTCGGCTTGTCTCTGCTTTGCCGTCTTGACGAGCTGGAGAAGCACATACTTGAGCTTCGCAATGTCGTCAGACTTATCGAATTCCATATCGTCCATGATAACCTCCTATGATTATAACCTTAAGCGTTGCTGTTGCCACTCAAATTTATGCTCTCGTATTTGTTCGCCACTCCTGCATTCTGCTGAGCTTCGACCGACTGCGGGGCGGAGCCGGCGATATCCGCGCCTTGTGCGGTCGCCGCGCCCGATTCCGCATCTCCCTGCTGCAACGCTTCCAGCTTCGTGTCGATTTCGTCGGCTTTCTCGTAGAGCTTTTGTAGCTTGTCGATGTCCTTCTCGTTGCTGTCTCCCTCTCCCTCGGCCGAGCGCAGAAGCATCTGCGTGTTCTGAATGTTTTCCTTGAGGAGCTGCAAAGAGATGTAGTCGGGAATCTCATAATCGTCCTGATACAGCGCCTTATTGATGACGGTCTGGCACGCGTTTTCTGCATTGCTGATAAAGCTGAATCCGCTCTGTATGTCAGGGAGCTCCATGAGCTGCCCGATTTTTGACACCGGCAGAAGCCCTGCCTGCGCAAGCGTCTGCAACTGCTTGAGCTTCTCGTTAGGGTCTTTGGAAAGCAAGTCCGCCGAAGAAAACATGAGTTTGAGCTTGTCGGTCTCTTCCTTCACGCTCTCCCATGTGGTTTCATAGGTGTAGCGGCTCTTTGCCATGAGCGTATCTTTTTTGTATTTGTCGCTTGTCCCCATGACCTCTATCATAGTTTTGCAGATGTTCGTAAAGCAGTCGATGTACTGATGCAGCTCAAGCTCGAAGCGGTCGTTTTCGAGGCTTTCCATCGTAGATATCGCGATGCCCGACGTTATGCCGGTCTCTTTTTTTCCCTGGCTTGAAAGCTGCGACACGCCCACAAGGTTATAGGCGCGCTCGATGAGGTCGTTAAGAAGCTCCATGTACTGAGGGTTGATGAATTCAGGGTTAAAAACCTGGATATCTTCGGCCGCCGAGTTTATCGGGATGACGTTTCCGATTCTGTTGTTCAGTCGCGAAGCCGACACGCCGAGCGACTTAGGGACGAAATAGTTGTTAGCCACCGAAAGGCGCGAAGCCTCGGAAATCTTTTTAAGAAGGATGTCGATTTGCTCCTGAATTCCGCAAAGCATGTCAGCGACCGAAATCGCCGACGAGCCGACGAGCGGTTCGCAATAATGGAAAATGATGAGCGGGATTTTTCTGTATCCTTTCTCGATTTTCTTTATGCGACGGTTGATGAAAATCGCCTTGGTCTCGGTGTTCGCGTTGAAATACAGACTGTAAATAATGTATGTTCTTTCGCGCTCGTCATCGGTCAGAAGTTTTTTCGTGTCCTCGTCCAGCTGGTCAAGCGGAAAATTCCTGAACTCAATATAAAGGTTTTTCAGTTCCGAGCCGTTTCCGGAAACTTCCTGCGGGTCAAGGTACACGTCCCACGGCAGCGCGCGAAGCCATTCGACCGAATCCGCATTGAAAAAGAGATACCCGGTATCAAAAATCATTGCGTCGCGAAGTATCGCCGCCACCTTTTTGTTGAGGGCCTGGACGTCACAATAAGAGTCCAGGAATGACTGCAGATTCCGCGCTATCATAAAAGTCTTATGGCTTCCCATGTTGCAGTTCACGAACGGGCGGCAGCGCGCCTGCGAAATCTTGCTGACGACGGAATCAATGGCACTTTTTATCACGTTGAATTTCGGCGTGTCGTTTTCGAGCGTCGACGAGTAGTTCGCCGGCATGAAGCCGAGTATCGACGGCGCGGCGCTGTCGATGTCCGAGCTCATCGAGCCGACATAAAGATTGTAGTTGCGCTGATACTTGCTTTTACGGCCGGATTGGGAATTCAAAAGGTGGTTTACTTTTTTTATTACACTTTCTTTATCGAGCATATCACACCCCCGCGCCGCCGCCGTTTGCAAGCTGCGCATTCGGATTCTGGGGCATTTGTCCCAGAATTATCTGGTTTGCAAGCGCCTGCTTTTTCGCCCGGAGTTGCAGCTGCTTTTTCTCGTCCTTTTTTTCCGTGTCTTTTTCTTTTTTCGCGCTCATGTCAAAAGGCAGCATATACACCCCCTCATTTTTTCTTTTTCGCTTCCATCGCTTCCACAAGTTGCCGATACTGGAAGGCCTGAAACCTCTGCAACGTCTGCAACGCCTGCAACCTTTTGAGCGTCTCCAATATCTTCTTCCGCTCGTCTTGCCTTTGCTTCTCGTCCATACCCACGCCCCGAAAGCTCCGGTTACTTTTGAGAGTAATCAGAGCCATTTTATCATGTTTTCGATATCGTTGAGCGAATAACGGCAATAGTCGAAATCATCGCCGCCGCCAAGATACTTATACATGGCTAAATCATCAGGATTCTCGCCGTCAAACCATTCGATTTTCTTTATCCACACTTCGGGGCGGCGCTCCGTCGTGATGGTCTTAAGCCGCTCGTCGCTCTCTCCGGTCGAGCCGTCAAGCGCCTGAATCTGCTTTTCGAGCGCGTCGATCATCAGGTCGATTGACCGGAGCGAATCTTCCTGCAACTTTTTTCCCTCGGACTGCCACCAGCTTTTGAATTCCCTGCTGCCCTCGTCAATTCCTTCCTTAAGGTACTTGTTGAAGGTCTCCGAGGTCGATTTGTTCGACGAGTCCGTCCATGACGCGCCGCCCGATGTACCGACATTGAAGATTGCGGGCGCGGCGCTCAAAGCTGCGTTGAGGTTTTTCTGCGAGCTTTCCGACACGCCCAACGAGCTGGAAACGCTTCCGATGCCGGAAAGCATCGAGCCGTATTTCTGCATATAGTCCAGGCGTTCGTTCATCGTTCCGCTCGAAATCTTCTGCTTCATCTGCTTGAGCTCGACGATTTTTGCGCGCAATTCGTTCGCGTCCGAAAACATTTCTTTTGTCAGCTCGTACGCGCCTTTAGTCGTCTCGGTCGCTCCCTGCGTGGTTGCCTGCGTCTCCTTGAAGGATTTCGCGCCGTCTTTCGCGACCTTGTAGAGCTTACGCGCTTCCGTGTCGGAAAAGCCGTATCTTTTGAGCGTCTCAACGCCCTCCGCCTCGCTCTGGCTTGCGACGTTCGGCATGATGCGATAAAAAACCGCCTTTTCTTTCCCGTCAAGCTCCACGCCTGATGCAGATATGAGTGGGGCGGTGATTGTGTCGATGCGCTCAACTTCTTTCGATACGTCGATTATCGCCTGATTCATGTTTTCGGCGTATTCTTTCGCGTTGTCGCTTACGTAGTTTTCAATTCCGACACCTTCGCCGATGCGCGAAAAATAAGAGTTGTCACCCAATAGGGACATGCCGTTTGCAAGCAGTGCATTGCCGACGATTTTTCCGAGCACCGAAAGTCCGACCGCGATTCTTTCGGCGGTCGAAAGGCCAGAGTTCCCGAAGATAAGCCCAAAAGTATTCGGCGCGCTTGTGTTGAGGTAATCGGAATAACGGCTTTTCGATGTCAAAAACTCGTTTTCATCTTCCGTCCCCAAATCTTTCGTGTCGATGCGCTCGATTTCCGACGCGACTTCTTCGGCCTTATCGTCGGGGATGTCGATTGTCTCCTCGGCGGCTGGCGGCGGGTCTTTCGGTTCTGCCTCCGGCTTTTCGGCTTCCGGTGCAGGGGATGTCGAATTCTTCCAGGCGTTGTACGCCTTTCCGCTCGTCTCCCATTTCGAGCCCTTGAGCTTTATTTTTATCTGCTCGTCGGAAAGTCCCTTATCTTTGAGGGCCTTATAATACTCGTCCCATGTCGCAAAAACGTCGAAGTCCTTATCCGCGCTCTCCGATATGGTCTTTGCTTTTTCCTGAGCTTTTTCGATGTCTTTTTTTGATGCGGCCGTTCCGGTTTCCGCGTCGTAGCTCCTCACGGCTTCCGCGCCGCGCTCGATCGCGTTCCTGGCATTTTCCGCCACGCGCCCGCCGTCTCCTCCGTTCGATTCCGCGATTGAGCGCATGGCTTCCTCCGCCCCGTACCCGAGCGTATTCTTCCGCGTCGCCTCGGCCGCCTCCATCAGCGCGTTCTTTTTCGGCCGCGATTCTTCCGCACCTTCTGATGCCGCTTTCAGCTTCGCGCGCTCCTTCTCAATCTTCTCCTTTTTCTTTTTTTCGAGCTCGTTGATTTTTATCTCTTTGACGGATTCCGGGGCCAAGCCATCGTTCCGCACCTCCGAAATTTTCCGGTCAAAAGTGTCGGTTATATCCTGGATATTGCGCTCAATCTGCTCTTTCGTTACTTTTGCCATTCAGCGCCCCCCTCGGCATCATGCGCGCCGTCCTTGAAGTGGAATTCGTACATCTTCGATTCGAGATATGAAACCTTTGCTTCGAGCTGCTGAACCTTCTCGGAAAGAATCGAAATCATGGCCGTGTCCGCAAAAGTCAGATGACGCGTATCGACTTCCTTGAACCCTTTTTCGTCGGTCGATACCGTCGCGGCCGTCATCGGATTTTTTTCCAGGTCTTGAGCCTTGACCCCGAAATGCTGCTTGTCGTCCACGCCCCTGTTTTCGCCCGCATAAAGCCGCTGCGCCTCAGGAGTGTAGGTGAAAGAAATCGGCTTTATTTCCGACATCCAGCGGAGCGCGATGTCGGAATCCATGCCGAGCACGTCCGAAAGGTCTTTGAGGTTCTCGTCGCTCTTTCCGTCCTCCGCGCTTTTTTCGGCTGCGGCCGTGGTTGCCTTGTCCGTGTCCGATGCAGATGCTTCCGGCTCGCTTCCGTTTTTTTTCGCGCCGCCGATAATGCTTCCGATTTTTCCGATTCCGCTTCCGACCTGCTGCATCTGCTCCCCGAATTTAGCGTCGGATGTCTGTATGTTTCTTCCGCTCCAGTTCGTCCGGCCAGCCTTCGCGCCTTCCGTAAGACCGCCGCCGATTCCGCCTAAAATCGCCTTCGCAACTACCTGCCATGCCATCAGATGCCCCCTAAAATATTTTCAAGCTCATCGAGGTCGGTTTTTTCCGACTCGATATTTTTTGCGTTCTCATCGCTGAGCGCGTTCGCCACGCCCGACACGACGCCGCCGATAGTCCCGAGCACGCGCCCCTTATTCTGGTTCTTCGTATCGTCCTTTACTTTTCCCGCCTCGACCTCATTCTTTCCGATTGTCTCGGATTTTTGGCGCTCGGCTTCGTACAGCGCGTTCGCCATCGTATTCTTCGAGGTCTCGAAGCTCTCGGACGCGTCCTTGCTTGCCATGCGCGCCGCCTTTGCCGGGTTCATGCCCTGCGAGAGATACGACTTATATTTCTGATCCTGCACCGTCTTCGCGTTCTCGCTTGCAAGCTCCGAAGCGGTCGTATACTGAGCCTTAAGCGCATCCGCGCCGGTGGATGCGGCCGCAAGCTCGTTATACTTGTCTATCGCGCTGGTGTAGTTGTCCGATGTTGCTTTGCTCATGGTCACGCTCCTCTATATGATACACTAATCTTTTTAAAAACAAAAAAATACATTTAAACCCCTTGTTTCACGACGTTTTCTTCCGTCGTGTCGGCGATATCGACGTAAACCGCCACGATGTCATAAATCGTATCTATGCCGACCTCTATCGACGTGCCTTTCGTGTTCCTCGGCGCGATTTCGAGCTGGAAATAGTTGTCCAGGAACTCCACGCCCTTTACAGTCTTTTCGATGCGCTCGTTCAGGCGCTTGTTGTTGATAATCGTGCTGATGCTGAGGCCTACCGAATCGGTCTCAGGAGAGTCCGAGTAGAACACCACGCGGACGCGCCGATACATGAAATTAGTCAGCCAGTCCAGGCCGATTTTACATGATTGCAGGCGGTTGCGGAAAATCGCGACCGTTCCGGCCGGATTGAAGACGTTCGCGACCGATATGACGGTCTGCGGGGCTGACGAGCGGGAGATATTGTGCAGGCCGTTCGGCGCGCTCTTTAGGTACGTCGTAAGCGCATCGACCGTCACCGCGTAGGTGTCAACGCCGTCAACGTAAAAAGTCGTGCCGCCGGAAGGCGATACGGTCGGATTGTATGTGACCTCCGCGCTTGCCTGCTGCAAGGCGGCGACGTTCGCATTTTCGGAAGAATAATAGTAAGAGTCATTGATTTTTATTATTCCGTATTCAGGATATCCGCCGAGCTTCGTGACGTTCTGGACGTCGATAAAAACGACCTGCTCCCCAATCATCAGCATAACGCCGTCGGAAAAAGCCAGCGCGAAAATATTATGGCTTGGAAGGTTGAGCGTAAAAATTCCGCTGGTTGTCTTCCGCGGGATTCGGTTGTCTACGCGAAGGTACTCTATGAGCTTGTTCGAGCCGGTAAAAATCAGAATCGTGCTTGTCGCCGCATCGTAAAAATAGGCTTTCTGGCTGTCGTAGCCGAAATACTGCAAACCGGTGACATCGGCGCAATATGTTCCGGACGTGTCGTATGGATTGAGTATTCGGCGCGCGGATGACGGGCCCGATATCGTATAATATGCGCCCTGGATGACGAATTCTTCGGTGTCCTCGTCAAGATTGATTGCTACCGCGATTTCGGTATAAAGCAGCGCGACCGTTGCAGCGGAGTACGAGTACCTAAGCAGCTCATAAACTTCGGTATTGACCTGCACATAATTGACGACGTCGGACTGCAAATAGTCAATGAACAAAACCGGCAAAGAAAGCTGATAATCGTCATTATGCGTGTATATCACGGACGGGTCGTGGCTTGCCGTGATGCTTCCGGCGGATGCGCGGTACTGCTGGATTTTCGTGTCGGAAAGAACCGAATCAGGGAAATATACATAAGCCGATACGTCTGCATGAGTCGTATACTGCGCATTCTGCCAGCTCAAAGAGACGTTAGAGCCGACGTAAATCTCAAAGTCGTTCTGCTCGTCCGAAACCGTCTTGACCGGGATATCAGCGCTTGAGCGCGTCGAATTCCAAAAGTGCCCGACGCGCGAAGTAGCCCGCACGATGCCCGCACCCGCGTCCGATGTCTCGAAGACGATGCGGCCGTTCCAGTCGTCGCCGCTGCAACAGATTTTATTCGGGTTGTCGTTGTAGATTGTATTCCAGTATGTCGTGGTGTTGAAAATCTTATAGCCGCCAATTTTGTTGCAGAATTCGGACTCGACGAGATTGACCTCCGCCCCGTAAGCAGCCGACGGAAACATTTTGCCGAAAGACAGCTTTTTTATTGTCCCGTTGACGTTAAGGTATACATAAGTATCATCCGCGCCGAGGTATCTGATGCCCTGAGTGTCCAGGCGCGCGATGAGCTTGTAATCATGGCCGATAGATGCAGGCAGTGAGTTTTCGTAGTTTACGACATACCCGTTCGGAAGGATTACCGACTGGTTCGGATTCGCGACGATGGTCGAATAGGACTGAGCCAAATCCCTGAAAAAATTCATGTACGGGGCATTGTCAAAAGTCCTTCTCATCGTATAGCGAGGTGTCGCGGCCGCCGTCGAATCCGTGCAGACCCCCCAATCCAAAGACTCATCGCTTTTTTTTAAATTCAACGTCACAACCCGGAAAACACCCGACTGCTGTGACTGCAAATCAACCCGGAAAGAATAGGTCGGATATATCGGGAGCGCTGATGTGCCGGCGGTCTCCGACCCGTCAAAATGGACATTGAACGGATTAATATGAGGGAAAACCGGAACCGACAGATAGTTTATGTCATAATCCCATTCTATTATTGTGGCACGGTTTCCGTATTCGTGCCAAACGTCATAAAAATTGAGAGCCGGGAAATTCGCCCGCGTAGTCTGAGTAAAATCACTGGAATTTCCGGCCATAGACCAAGAACATGAAAAAACCTCAGTAACGATATCGACGGCATCATAAACCAATGCCCTTAATGATACCGTTTTGCCCGCAATGAAAGTCGCAATGAACCGGTCATTAAGGGTCTGGACCGCATCCGACAGCGCCGTCCAGCTCATAAGATACATCTTGATACCCATAACGCCGGAACTCAAAAAATAAAAGCACGTGTCGGACTTCTGGTGCTCGCAGACCGCCATCGAGAAATTTGTCGTATAATCCGCGTTCTTCGTGTGATTGAGCTTTATGAGCTGATACCCCGAATAATTCGGGTTGTCGCATACCAGGATATCAGAATTCAGGATGAGCCCGCCCGAGCTCGGCGCGTAGAAAGTACAACCCGCCCAATTTTCCGCCGGGCCGATATAAGTGTCGTTGATGACAACGCCCAGGATAAAATCGGGCGCGGAAGCCTGCCCCGAAAAAGTCGCGTCCTCAACCTTGTAGTAAGTGTCGGCGATGTCCATGAGATGCACGGTCGCGCCCTCGGCGGTAATTTTGTTGAATTCGATATAGTCGGTCTGCTTCCCGTCCACAAGATGCGACGAGCTCGCCTGGCGCTTGAAGCATCTGTAACCGGCCGCGTTCTCTGTCGTCCACTTTTTGAGCGCGGTCAGGCGGTTGTTATGATAGAAGCCGGTTTTTTGCGAAACGACAGACAAACTATCGTCAAACGGAGTGACTTTCGAGAAATTCAGCTTAAGGTTTTCAAGGTCGAACTGTTTCCACATCTATATCTTTAACCTCAAATTTCTCACGTCGGCAAGCGTCTGAACCTGCGCGATGTCGGCTGTGAATTTGTCCATCGCCTGGATTATGCGGTCAATCCTGCGCTGGATAACAATAAGTGTTGTGTTGATGCTCTCTATCGTTGTCTCGTCGATTACCATACGGCATCCCCCAGAAGCGTGCGCTTGTCGGTGTCTATTATCGTGTAGCTCTCGTTCTCGTCCTCGATGAGGCTGTCATAGAGCTGGCCGCGCATCTCGTCGGCCTTGTCCGACAAGCTCGAAGAATCGCGGCCGACGACCGAACACACGGAAAGCGCGATATCATAAGCCATGTACGAAAAAAACAGATTATTCGGATAGCTCAGGATTGTATCATACCCCAATCCGACGATATAAAAAGTCCCGTCAAATTCCTTTACGATGATATGGTTTTCGTCGTAAAAAGCAGCGAAGGACTGCAACGGCGTCGATATATACTCGATTGTCCCGTCCTGCGCCAAAAATCCGTAACTTTTGCGCCCCGAACGACCTATAAAAAGACCATCCTCACGGCAAAAAAGTATGTCATCGTCAAAGAGCGTATAGCACTCGTCGCCGAGCTCCGTGAAAACCTTGTAATCTGCATCGACATAAAAAAAATGCTTTTTGCTTTTGTCGGTCAGGACGATTTTCGTATTTTCAGGCAGCGCGTCGGCATCCGCGACGATATCGCTCGTTATTTCGTTCCCGGCGACAACGGCGACGGAAAAAGGGACGCCGGAAGAGTCTCCATAGTAATAGATAAGGGAATTCGCGATGTCGATGTAGCCGTTCGCGAAGTGCATGCACTTGTCCAGCGCGTCGCTCTGGCTGACTACTTCCGCGCCCGCCGCCGTCCTTACGGAAAGGCGCGAAGCCTCCAGGGAGACAAAAAAGCCGCTTTTCTGGTTGTAGACAAAAAAATCTGTCGCGCTACTCTCAAAAGTAACCTGCGCGTCGTCCCTAAGGAAAAGCGTTTTCGGCTCAGGGTAATATTCGAGCTCGTAGGACATGAAGCTCCCCTGAATCGTGTTGTTTATTATCTCGTACCCGCTCTGCATACCCGAAGAGCGCTTTTTTATTTTGTTTCCCTGGACATACACGCCCCGGAGCTTGTAGAAGTCGGGCGGGAGCTCCTCGCCGTTGCAGACCGAAATCCGCCTCAAGAAATTCTTATCGTCGACGGCGATAAGCCCCTCATAGATAAGATTATAGCTGTCATTGAGCAGGCTTATTTTCTCGGCCGTTGTGATAAAGGGCGTGTCGGTAAAGTCCGTAAGCTGCTCGGCCCTCTTGAGTATGTCGCGCGTCGTATATGTAAGCATGTATAATCCCCTTTTTAAATTATGTCATAATCATCTTCGTCCGGGTGTCTCACGTCTATTATAGTTCCGTTTACGTCGGTTTCAAAGTCGGATTTCGGCGTGATGAGCTTGAAAGGCACGTCATAGCCGAATTCTTCGTATATAGGCCTAAGCGCGTAGATCATGGCCATGATAGCGTCCGGATGAAAATAGCTTTCGTCGATTTCGTTCAGGAGGTTGTCCTCCTCATCGCGCTCGTAGATGCAGCGCGACATCTCGGAGTCGAGCACGCCCCCGGCATGGACGAGAAGCCCGCCGCCCCTGCACATATCGGCGGCGATATTGATGGCATACATCTTATCGACCTTATAGGCGTTGTATGCAGGCAGCTTCATGCGCACCCTCAAATCCGCCGTAATGCTTTCCTCGTTAGTGTCGCAGAAAATCTGGACATTCGGAGAAATCTGATAGCACTCGTCATAGACGCTCTTTATTTTGTGCATGACGTCGGAAACGGCGGCGTGATTGAATTTATCCTCTTTCAGCGTCCACGCCATCTGCTCCCTGATGTTGTATGCGATGGCAACGATGGCATTAAAGTCCGAAAAGCCGAAGTCGACGCCGATTTTGATACCGTCGATGACCGACGGGGGCTCGTTTTTCTTGTCCTCGATGTAGCCCCGAACCGCGAAAATGACAGCCTCCTCGTCGGCGGCGAATTTTCCGAAATATTCGCGCTGTATGAAAGGCGCGTTGATGTCGAGCCCCTTGGACTTGCATATATCGTTTATAAAACCCTTCGCATCAGGAATGTAAGGGTTCTGAGTCATGTCCCAGCTGAATTTTTTGAAAGAGTCATCTTTTTCCCATATCTTCGTGCTTTCGTGGTGGGGCATACGCGACGGCGTGCCTATCATCAGGATAGTGGAGTCCGCGAAATCGGCCATAAGCGGATACAGAATCTCTTCGGTAAGATATGAGAGGTTACGCTGATGCCCGACCTCGTCGATTATCACCAGGCGCGCCTTAAAGCCGCGGTATCTTTCCGCGTCGGCGATGGTCGCGTTTCCGCCGATCTGTATGGTAGATCCGTTTTCGAACTCGATAAATCCCTCGGACTCGGACTTGCGGGATATTCCAAGCCCCACAAGTCCGGCATTCTGGAGTGTCTGGTTAAAAATCTGCTTGAAAGCGTTAGAAAATGTCAGATTGATGTATATGCATGGCGTGCGGGGCGTAAGGGACTCATACACGAGCGCGTCGGATGCAAGATACGTCTTTCCGCATCGGCGCGACGTGATGCACATGATGCGCTTACGGTGATGCAACTCAAGCACGACTTCGCGCTGCTTGTCATAGAGCGTCTTTATCAGCGCGAACTGCTTCTGCTCGATGGCCCTGATGTCTTCGAGCTCCTTCTTCTGGTCAAGTTTAGAAAGCAGGTCAGGCTCGAAGATAATGTCCGCGATGTACTGCGCGGCGCGGGAATTCGGGTTTTTTATGCCTTCTTTCAAAACCTTGTTGATAAAAAGGAGATAGTTCGGCTGGCCTTCCTTCCGCTCGTCCAGGAGCTGCTTTTTAATCGTGTCGAATATCTCATCCCTTACTTTCCTTTCGAGAATCCTTTTTTCATGGTTTTCTTTTTTCGAGCGATGAGCCGCTTCGACATCTTCTTTAGTAAATTTATATTTCGGCATGGTCGCTCCTCGGCATCGGCGGAAAAACAAAAGCCTATGCTGTTTTTTAGTTTGTTTTTAGTTTTCTTATATCAGCTCTTGCCAAGTCTAGCAGATGTACTCTTTCATAATTACCTCCATATTTAACAACATTTTAATTAGTGTATTTTTTTATAGGCATATTTGTTTTTGATAAAATAGTAAAAATAGTGCCCGGCCGACTTGTGCGCGAAGCTGTGATCCTCGCCGGCGTGATGCCAGAAACCCGCCTTTCCGTAGTTGAAAAGATTTATGTACTCCTTGAAAGGGCAGTTGTAAAACTCGTAGGTAGACGCGCCCGCGCGCTTCTTGCGCTTGAATCCGACGATGAGCGTCCCGATGACGTTCTCGATATCCGGGCGCTGCATGTCCTTCTTCCCGTGCTCGAAGCGGAAGTCGATGAAATCGAGGTTCGAGCTGGTGACCTTCCGCCTGAGCTTCGTGAGGTCTGCGACCGCGCGGTTTCTGTGGACGTTCTGGAGGGACTGCGGGACATTGAGCTTGTTCGCGTTCTGCGCGAACTGCCTTTTTTCCGCGCCCTTTATCCTTTCCAGGCGCGTGATTTCCGCGCCGAAATTCCGCGCCTCGTCCTTGCTCCTCGCACCCTTGCGCGCGATGCGGAGCATGTCAATTTGATTCTGCAGGCCCGCTATTTTGTTCTGGGGCGTTGCCTTCGCGGACGAAGGCGTTCCGGCTTCCGCGCGCGAGGATGTCACGGCCGAGCTCTGTCTTTCGGACTTCCGCGCCTCCTTCCTTTCGAGCTTCGCGCGGGCGCGCTGCCGCGCCTCTTCCTGGAAAATGTTTCGTGCCGGTGACGCCCTCGATATCTGCCGGCGCTGGAATGAGTTCATATCAGCCCCCGACTTTTATCGTCACAAAAGCAGCATGAAGAGAATAATCGACCGAATCGACGTTCTCAACGACCGTTTCGTCAATGCCATAAATCATCGCTTTTTTTTCTTCGGGAAAATACTCGAAAGTACAGTTTCCCCCGATGGCTTTTTGCAGCTCGTTATTCTTTTTAATTTCGATTACCATTTTCCCCCCTTGTTACTCTCAAAAGTAATCAGACCTTTTCGACTTCTTCCCGGATGAATTCGTCGTATCTCGTATGGTACTCCTTAGGCTGGAAAAAGTGCTTCAGGGAGAATTCCCCCAGCGGATACTTCGCGACATGGTAGAAGCCCGGCGGCATCGTCGTCACCATGTCGGACTTATGGCAGTACTCGGTCGCTTTGCCGATGCAGCTGTACACATAAGCCGCCGTTTTTTTGTTCGCGCACACCTTAGGAGCCCCGAAAGTAATCAGGTCAGGCTTTACCTTAAAATTGAAAAAAATATCCTCGGCGCATAGGAGCGCGACCGCGCCGCCGTTGCTCCAGCCGGACACAACGATTTTATGGCCCGGATAAGTTTCGATGGCCGCCTTGACGGAAGCCAATACCTCATCATTCCCGCTCTTATACTCGCGCGCGAAGCCCCTATGCACTTTAAGAACGGTCTCCTGATTTTTGTAAGGCTTGATTGATATCGGCAGAAAGTTAAGGTTGTCTTTCCAGTCCTTTCTCCCGTTCGACTCCTGGAAGATGACATAGGTTGTCTTTATTTTCGGGTCAGCCTGAACCGTGTAGTTAAGCTCATGCAGCTTAGTCTTCACGACCGTCCAATCCTCGAAATTTTTGATAAAAGTGAAGATTTCAGAGTCCTTCATTCGCTTTCTCCCTGCGCGCTGCGTTGGTGTAATAGTCAAACAAAACATTCCTGTAAAAATCGGGATTCTCGACCGCAAGGTTTATGCAGGCACGGACAAAAAACTGCTTCTTTGCGCCTGCCAAATCATTGAATTTCTCGTATAAGTCATTCTTAACCGCAGTCCCTAAAATTCTTTCGTCGGATCTTGTCATACAAAACTCCTATATAGTTATAGCTTTAAATTCTCGGATGGTGAGTTCTTTTTTTAGGCATAGCTCGCCCCAGCTCTACACGTGCAGAGTGATTGGCTTGCTATGCCCGGATTTCTCGGCTGGAGCCGTTCCCCCCGGCGGCATATGACCGCGCCGATATGCGACGCAAGTCACGTGAGGACATTCTTCGGGGCATACCCCCGACAATCGGCGCTCCTCATCACCCGCACGCCTTCCTCTGTGATTGACCCCTCTAGAGGCTTTCCGTCAGGCTTCATGCGGTTTTTCTTTCCCGGTCTGCCTTGACACCCCCGCGCCGAGTGGCTTATACTTTACGTATAGACAAAAACGCGACTGGTTAGTGGTTTTGTTTATAGTCTGCGCTGGGAGATTCCCAGCTTTTTTTTGCCCTGAAATATACAACGATTAAGACTATATAATCATTGCAACTTCACCGCCCGTAAAATCATCTCTTTTTTAAAATCTTCGTCCTCGATAATCCTGGCGATGCAGGCGCGGATTATATCCTGCCTCATGCCAGGCACCGGAAAGCACCCCGAAAACTCCTCGAAAGTCTTGTCGTCAAGGTAGCACGGAACGGCTTTTTTCCTCAAAACAGTTTTTCCGTTCGTATTCATGCTTTTTAAAATATATCCCGCACGAAAAAAAATCAACTGTTTTTTTTTATTTTTTTTTCGGTCTCATGTATTGACTTTTTATTTTTTCAATCTTAAGATAAAAACATAAGCAGACTAAAACAAAACAACAAATCAGGAGGTTTTTATGTCAGAGCTCAAGATTATCGGCAACCGCTCGGCTGCCATGCAGTTCAGCGGATTCGGCAAGGTCGGCGGCGCGCATGTCGCGAACCTTTGGATACGGGACATCAGGTCAAAGGAGTCGATGTTCTACGTGGTCAAAAGGGATACGATCCTCTTTTTCCAGCTTTCGAAAAAAATCAAGTCCGGCGCGTCTTACGAGGATATCACGGGCGCGCTTATGACCGAGTATGCGGACAAGGTGTACCGCGTATCTTTCGGCCGCCTCTGATTCTTCTATATTTAACAACATTTAACATAAATAAAATACTGTTAAATATGCGACAACCAGCGCATTTTCTAAGGATAAGGAGCTACTATGATTTATTTCGGGAAAAATTCAGCCGTAAAAATTGATATGAAAGGGGAATTCGACATCAGACTCGTGGTCCAGTACCAGGCGGAAGTCGTGGTCATAACGGCCCGACTCAGGGAGCATCGGAAACTCCGCGACGTGACCAAGTGGATCAGGAACGAATTCCGCTGGAACATCGAGAAGCACTTCGAGGACGATTTCAGCGGCTTCGAGGACGATTTCAGCCCGCTCGGCATCATCACTTACGACCGGATGGACGCGATGACAAGCGCGGACTATATCTTCGCATAAGGCACGCCCCGGAAAAGTTCCGGGGCTTTTGGAGGCAAAAAAAAAATGAACATCTACGAAAAACTTATCGAGGCCCGCCTGAAAATCCAGGCGAATGGCATCAAGAAATCCGGCAGAAACGACTATAGCAAATACGACTATTTCACTCTCAAGGATATAATCGAGCTCGTAGTCCCGCTGTGCTCGGAGCTCAAGATGCTCCCGGTCATCAGCTTCACGGCCGAGTCCGCGACGCTCGAAATCATCGACGCGGAAAAGCCGGCCGAAAAAATCGTCATAACCTCCCCGATGAGCCGCGCCGCGCTCAAAGGCTGCCATGAGGTGCAGAACCTCGGCGCGGTGCAGTCGTATCTGAGGCGGTATCTGTACATGGCGGCTTTCGACATCGACGAATGCGAGGGCGAGTCCGTGGACGGCGCGGAGCCGCCCTCGCAGCAAAAAACACCGCCGGCTCCGCCGCCTTCCGGCTATCCGTCGATAGACGCTTTCCTTCAGGTCTTCCGCGCAAAGACCGACACGATGACGACCAAGACCGGCGAAAAGCTCACGGACTGGCTTACGAAGCAGCGCGGAAGCCCCAACGAACAGAAGTACATCACCGACGTGCTCGCAAAAATCGCGCACGAAGGAGCGTGAAAAAAAATGAACGTCTACGAAGCGTATACGAAGAAAATCCTAGACGACGATATCCAGGAGAAAATTGAAGGCTTTTCATCGCAGGGAAAAGACATGGCAGAAAAAATGTTCCGCGCCGGCTTCATCGCCGGCATCTTACAAAAAGAAAGAGGAATTACTTTCAAAAGTAATCAGGGAGAAAAAAAAGAATGACAATCACATGCACAAACGTCAAGGGCGGAACGGGAAAGACCTCGCTCAACATCTATCTGGCGGAATATTTGTTCAGGCACGGAAAAAACGTCCTGATCATCGACCTGGATGCGAACTGCTCGATAACGGAAGTCTACAAGCAGACTTTCGCCGAGGAGAATTCCAAAAAGCTGCTCCTCGGCGAAAAGGTCGCGCCGATTCTCATCAAAAAGGACGATGCCAACGGCGCGCTGTCCATCATCCCCGCCTGCCTTGATCTGTCGATGATGTCCAACGTCATCGACAACCAAATCCGAATTCAGATGAAAAAGCAGGGTCTTTCGGATGCCTATGAGTACATCATCATAGACCCGCCCGGAACGTGGAACGCCCAGACCCGGAATGCAATCTTCGCGGCGGATAAGCTCTTCATCGTCGGCAAGACGAGCCCGCTTGACTTCTTCGCGTCGTGCAAATTTTTCGAGCAGCTCCAGGACTACGACATCCGAGCGGACGTGCAGGTCGTGGTCAACGACTTCTGCACCAGGAGCGACCCGACGCACATAATCGATTCTTACCGCTCGGAATTCGGGGAGTTTCTTTTCCCGGTTCCGATTCCGTCGAGCAACACGCTCAAGCAGCTTTCAAAAAATCCGGATTTTCAGATTCGTAAGGACATCGAGCGGAAATTTGACTCGATTTTCGAAAGGTTCTTTCTAAAAAGTTTTGACAAGTAAATATTTAAGAGGTAAAAATGCAGCTCACACAGAACAAGACATTCATAAAAATCCCGATCTCCCAGATAAGGGAGATCGATAACGTCAGGTTTGACTACAACGAGGAAAGAATCGCGGAACTGGCGGAATCAATCAAAAAGGACGGCCTCCTGAACCCGCTCACGGTCTCGGCCGCGAAGGAAGACGAGGACGGGGAGCCATACTATGAGCTTATTGCGGGGCATTGCCGACTTCGCGCCGTGAAAAAGCTCGTTGAAGAGGGCATGGAATACGGCGCGGTTGACTGCTGCATCAGGCGCGGCGACCGCTCGACCTTGCAGCTCGTCGAGAACCTCCAGCGCCAGGATCTCGAACAAGTCGAAAAGGAGGAAGCCATCTACAAGATGATTGAAAGCGGGCTTTCCCTCACGGAAATCGCCAGGAAAATATCGAAGTCGGTCTCCTACGTCTCGGACATCTACACCGGGCGGAAGGTAAGGGAGCGCGCGGAAAGCATGGGCGCGGACACGTCCAGCATCAGCACAAAGGCACTTTCCCAGCTCAGGAGCTTCGAGGCCGGCGAGCTCAAGGAAGCCGTCCAGGAGACCGCAAGGCGCGGCGGTACCGTGCAGGTCGCGACGGAAATCATGCAGGAGATAAAAAAGGAGCAGGCACGACGCGACAACCTTTTCGAGCTGGAACCGGAAGAAGACGACGCGCCGGAATTCTCGCCGTTCAAATGGGAAAATTACCCGCTCGTCGACAAGCAGCTTTTTGTCCGTGAGCTCACGGACAAGCTGAAGGGCGGCATGGCGGATGACGTGGAATTCTGCATCAAGCATTCCGGCCGTGTCGCGCCGATAAGCGGCGTTGAGTACCGGCCCGGCGAAAACCGCCTTATTTTCCTTTCCGATTCGCCGGATTCCGTAACCCTCGGGGGCGGTCTATGACGACGCAGGAAGTAGCCGACCGCCTCAACGTCTCGCGCGCGGCGGTGTACCAGCTTGTATATCGTGGGGCCATACCGGTATCGAGGCGCGGCCGGACGAAGTACGGGAAGGCGCAGCTCGTTTTCGACGAGAAGGAGATCGAGGACTGGCTCCGCGGCGTGAGGCTCGTCACGCCGGAAGAGGCGGCGATAGAGATAAGGACGAGATAAAAAAAGCAGCGCCCCGAAAAAAAAAGGCGCTGCAAAACCAACAAGGAGGCTAAAAATTGATACAAAAAAATAAAATTACAGAAAGAAATTTTGATGACATGCAGGATTATTTTACGGCAATAATCAAAATTTCGGAATCAGGAAACGAAGAGACGCTGAAAGCAATCAGACGCATCGCAATAGATGCGAGCAACTATTTCAGTGACAACTTCGCACCAGTCAACGAAATAAAAGGAGGACAAGAATGATAGATGTAGTAAAGAAGAGCAGGACTCAGTTCTTGGTTATCTTACAGCAGCTAATGTATTCGAAAGAATAAAGATGCACTGGACATCTTCAAATGTAAAAGAAAATACGGTCGTCGACCGGTAAAAAACTTTGTCCTGGCGCGGACATAAAAAACGCCGCAAATTCCAAAACGTGTAGATTTGTTTTTTTCCGTCCACGGCTTACGGGGCTCGCGAGAAGGTTCGTCGGAAACTTGCGGCCAAACAGCCGTTTTTTTTATGGATAATTAGATAGAATTGAATTATGAGCAAATACGGATTCTCTTATCTCGGATCAAAAAACTACATATGCAACGAGCTCCTGAAACTTTTCCCGCCGGCAAGGAATTTCTATGACCTTTTCGGCGGCGGCGGCGCGGTCTCCCATGCCGTAATAAAATCCGCCCCGAAAAAATTCGGCCGGATAATCTACAATGACAAAAACAGCGTCGCGCGCGCCCTGGCGATGACGGCCGCCGACTACAACGACCTCCTGCACAACTTCGTCACGCCGGAAGAATACAAGGAAATCATATCCAGGCCCGACAAGTCGCCGCGCGATGCGGCGGCCTTATGCGCCTACTCTTACCAGGGAACAAAATCTTATGTATACAATTCGATTTCAGCCGAGCTGTACAAAGGGTATTTCGACCTTGTCCAGAACGGCGACAGCTCTTTTTTCGACGGCATCGGTATCTCAAAGGACAACTTCGACGAAACCCACATCGAGCAACTTTATTCAAAGTATTTTTTTTCGAAGTATTCGGTTCGGTACATCAGCCGCGAAGAATTCGAAAAAATGGAAGTGAAATTCCTGGAAGCGATACGCGGGGAACTCAACGACGCGCGGAAAAAATCAAACGTCTCAATAGACTATCTATGCACATACTACAATAACAGCGCGATATCGCACTACTTCTCCAGGTCTCAGCAGATGCTGCCGAGCGTAGAAATATTCAGCAAGCTCGGCAGGAAGATGCAGCTGCCTTTTTCCGTGGAGGAATACTCGCGGAATGTCGGATGGTACAAGTTCTATCGGGATTTCTGGCATAAGTATAGCTTCAGCTTCCGGCTTCCGAATGTCGAAAAAATTAAGCAGATATACAAGGTGGCGACCGATTTTTATTTTCTGGGCGTCGAGATAAAAAACTTGGACTACAGAGACGTAAAAATCGCGCCTGATTCCGTCGTGTACTGTGACATACCCTATGAAAATACCCAGCATGGACAATATGCGGAAGGATTCCGCCAGGCTGAATTTTTGGACTGGGCGGCGCGGCAAGACGAATTAGTCCTGATATCGAGCTATTGCATCAGGGACAAGCGGTTCGCCGAGCTTGCGAGCATCGAGAAACTAAGCTGCATAAACAACAAGCCGCAAAAGGAAAGGGTATATATCGCAAAAAAACATATCGGAAAATATGTCAAAATGATGGCGGAACGTATATAATCATAATGCTTCGATTCGGAAAACTTCTTTCCGAAAATAAAAACGCCCCCGGGAATTTCGCAATTTACCCGTGGGCGTTTTTTTTCGTGTTTTTTTTATTCGAGATATCCGCAAGCCTTCGCAATGCCGAATCTGTCGTCGGTCAGGATGCATTCCTCGATTGAGGTCTCCACGGCGGCGGCGGCGAATTCTTCGTTCATGCGCGCCCGGCTTTCCTCGGCGGTGATGCACTCGTCCGGCATCTCTTCCGCATAGTAGTCCCAGCCGCCGACTTCGGCCGCCCAAACCTCGAAGATGTCGTTCCAGCTGTCATATTCCGAATAGTCGTAAGTGCCTGACATCAGGTATTGCACCCTGATGATGCCGCCGTTCCGCATCGCAAGGGCTTTCCCTTCCGGCGTGATTCTGTAGCCGAAAAAAGCCGCCATGCTGCAGAGCCTTTTGACGAGCTTCGCGCGCGCCTGGGACATTTTCCGCTGTTTCCCGATATGTCTCATCGCTTTCATTTTTCGCCTCCTTCCTCGACCATTCTTCTGATGTACCGCCTCAGCATGTCGGCGCGGTTCTTACCGTAGATGTCCAGCATCTTCTGCCAGTCGGCCGCGTCGAGCTTTACCGTCACGTTCTGCAAGTTCTTTTTATTCGTCTCTTTCTCTTTTTCCATTCTTTTATCCTCGATGCCCCTTTGCGGGGCTTTTTACTTTTGGGAGTAAGCGCCAGTTACATCGCCGGCGCAACTTTTGCCGCCGCCGTGTCCGCAATTTTCCGCGCCTGACCGATGAAAGCGTCCATATCTTCGAGCTTCTTCATCAGCTTCTTCGCATTCGGCGCATGGCCGGCGATGAGAGCCTTCACGTTCCTGAGCATCTCAAGATTCTTCTGCACGTTCGCGTCCTCGGCAAAAGGCCGAAGGATGCTTTCCGCGAGCGCGATGGTCGAAAATGCAGCCTTTTCTTCCGCTCTTTCGGCGCTCATCGTCTCGATGTCCTTTTCTTCCGCCGGTGTCTCGTCCGCTTCTGCCTCCGTCTCGATGACTTCCGAAAGGAGCTTTTCAGCAGCTGACTTCAAAAAATCTTCATGGTAAGCCGCATCCGCATGGACTTCTGCAGTCGCCACATCAATCCAGATTTTCGCATTGCTTACTTTCCAACTCTTCGTCCTCGAAAGTTTATCGCCGTCGATTTCGAGTTCCGAGCTGCTTCCGTAGACTCCGGGGAGCTTGATCACGTTGATATAAAGGCGGTCATAATCGCCCTTTGTCCATCGCCTGAAGCCTTTCTTCTCAAGTGCCTCAATCTGCTTTTCGCTGAGCTTTGCCATGCCTGCCTCCTTCTTTTCCTCGCCCTTCGTTTCTTCCGCCGCCTGCTCGCCGTTCTTCTTTTCCTCGAAGAACGCGCGCGCCGCGCCCTCGTCGTCTCCGAATCCGTCTTTATAATCCGAAATTCTGCCCAAGCCCGAAAACCCTGAGCCGTCGTTCGGCCT